CGTTTCCAAAATCGGGTAACAATTTCTTTATTTCCCATTTTCTTACTGGGTACGAAGTTCAAGGCAAAAAGATAATCATCAGGGCTTTTACACTCACTGCATACATCCTGCCAATATTCCAATGCAGGGCCAAGTATCACCTTGGTACATCGTTTGTACTGTCCGCCTTTTTCAAGGAGTATAACAAACTCCTGCTTATCCAAATCTACATCTTTGCGTTGTAGTCTGAAAAGCTCCGTATTACGTGCTCCTGAGTAGAGGAAGATCATCATATAACGATAAAAATCAGGGTGTGTCTCCTCCAAGTGCTCCCTTACCCTATCTAATTCGTTTTTCTCAAGCACAAGGCGTGGTTCCTTAAAAGTCTTTTTAGGGTAAATATCCCTTGTAATATTACTCTCACAGCACTCATACTCTATAAGCTCTCGATAGAGGCTTGAGAAGTAAATCACGAACTTGTTGTAATACTTGTCAGTAAGTTGTAGATAATCCAACATACGCTTTAAATCCACACGCCGCAAATCCTTGATTTTGATATACTGCATACCAAGCGCTTCACTGGCTTCCTCAAGTCTATCAATAGCACGCTTTATATTATAGAGATGTGATTTAGTTCCTGATTTTATCTCCAAGGCACGCCTATATGCCTCAATAAAGAGCAGGTCGGGGTACAGCCCCTCATTTCTGAGGTTCATGTACTTTTTAGTAATAGGGTTATACCCATCATTGAATTGTTGGGGAATACTTTTGAGAAAGAAAGAAATAAGCGCCTTACGTTCCTCTATTGTTTGTGGCTTATTAGCCTTTTTACGAAAAGAAAAACCTTTAGGATATTTCTTTTCATAGCGAGGGTCAAAGAATACGCATTCGACAAACCAATCTTTGCTTAAATCTTTTTTGGTAGCTTTCTGCCAGTTGGCTGGGGATACCCAAAATTCGGTATAGCTACACCCCTGAAGTGTTTTTGTTACCATTTTGTTTGTAATTTTTACCATGACGTTTACCAT